GTTTTATAAGAAAAAGTATGTTTATAAAGCAGGACATATCCCTGGTGGTAAATCGGCTTTTGGTGGAACATTCTTAAAGCATAAAGGAAAGACCTTTCAAACAAAGAAAAACATATTGGAATCGACATCGTAACAGAAGGTTAATAGTTGTAAGACCCAAAGTAAACGCTAACGCAAATACTTACGCAATCGCAGCCTGATAGGCATAGTGTGATTTGAGGATTTAGGCAGGATGAACCTTATAACCAAATCATCCTCCACCAAATTATAGTATATATAGATTGATTGATTAATTTACAGGAATGATTAAATGAACCACAATATTATATGGACAACTAACTACTGTCCATTTTGTGACAAAGCAAAGAGGCTTTTAGACAAAGCTAACATTGAATATGAAACACGGCTAGTTGATGAAGTGCAATGGACTAAAGCTGACTTACTAACATTAGCGCCTAACGCTACAACATACCCGCAAATCTTTTTAAACGATAACCATATTGGTGGTTCTGACGAATTAGAAGCATATCTATTTTTAGAGGAGACTTCTTTCGATGATCTGTAGAGAGTGTAATACAGAATATGAAGTTCTAGTTGATGTTGATGTTAAAGAAATGGTATCAACTGCTGAAATGGACATGGACACACCCTACTGCCCTTTCTGTGGTGAAGAGCAGGAGTGGCGAGATGGATTCGACGAAGTGGACGTATAAAGGAGAAGAGTTTACTTCAGAAGATGTTGGTGAGTACTATGGGTTTATCTACCGCATCACTAATCTTAGTAATGGACACGACTATCTTGGGAGAAAATATTTTAAAAGTAAGAGAAAACTTAAGCCTCTCAAAGGTAAAAAGAATAAAAGACACCGGATAGTTGAAACTGACTGGAAAGACTACTATGGTTCATCAAAAAGATTGTTAGAAGACATTGAAGAGTTAGGAAAGGAAAACTTTACAAGAGAAATCATAGAGCTATGTACTACAAGAGGTAATACAAACTATGCGGAATTGGTATGGCAAGTAAATGAAGAAGTGTTATTGAGAGAAGATTCTTATAATGGTATTATTGCTATTAAGATAGGGGTTGGATCAGTTAAAAATTATATAATGGAGAAAGAAGATGGTAATAGTTGATTATAATGGTATAGGCATTGGTTCTATAATGGGCCAATTGGGTAGAGGAGAAGAGTTAAGTGAAGAGCTTATTCGTCACGTAATTTTAAATAACTTACGCTCATACCGAGTTAAGTATCCTGAACATACCTACGGTCGGATGGTTATTGCATGTGATTCACGATCGTGGCGTAGAGATGTATTCCCTGAATATAAAGCTGCACGTACTACAAGTAAAATTGATGATGGTAAAGACTGGACGGAGATTTTTAGAATCTTAGATGTAGTTACTAATGATATCCGTGAGAACTTCCCGTATGCGGTGATTCGAGTAGAGAGTGCTGAAGCTGATGATATCATTGGTGCCTTGGTAGTCCACAAATCTGAGCCTCTTACAGGTGAGAAGATTGTTATTATTTCTGCTGATAAAGACTTTATTCAATTGCATCACCAAGGTCAAGTAATTCAATATAGTCCTATGCAACAAAAGATGGTTAAACCTGAATCTACGTCTCAACGATATGCATTTGAACATCTTATGAAAGGTGATTCGGGTGATGGTGTTCCAAATGTGTTAAGCCCTGATAACTCTTTCACTGATAAGATTAGACAAACCCCAATGAGAAAGAAACTACTAGACGAATGGTGGAATCATAAAGATGATCTTAAAGCTATTATGCCTGAAGAAGCATTTAGAAATTATATGAGAAATAGAGAAGTGATTGATCTAGATAGAACACCACAAAAGATTAAAGATGAATCGATTAAACAATACGAAACGTATAAATACCCTAAAGCAGGAAGTGTTTTAAACTTCTTGATTGAAAAACGAATGAATTTATTAATTGAATGTGCCGGAGAGTTTTAGGATGGAAATATACGAAGTATTAGAAGCAGTAGAAGCAGCTTTAACAAGAGAAGATAAAATGAAAGTGATTGCTAATAACGATAGTCTTGGTTTGCGCGATATATTAAAAGTTAACTTTAATAAAAAAATTAAGTTAAACATTGATAAAGGTGTTAATTGGACTCCATCAGAAACACATACTCAATCGTTAAAGGATATTACAAAACATTTACCAGCGTTAACCAACACTGAACTTGATAAAGCTAGAGCAACTAAATCATTTAAAGCTATGCTTGAACAAATCCACCCAATGGACGCTCAAGTATTACAAAATGCTGCTAAAGGTAAATTAAAATATAAAGGATTAACATCAGCATTAGTTGAAGAAGTATATGGAAATAAATTTATCTCTAAATGATTTTGCTATAATCACAGTATTTCTTATAGCAATTTGCTGTTTTTATTATTGTGCCACACATCTAAATGAATAATGCCAGTATATAACTTCGAACATAATAAAACTAAAGAAATTTGGGAAGACACTATGCCTTACGCAGATAAAGCTGCTTATATGGAAGAACATAATTGTCGTACAATATTCTTAACAACCCCTACGTTCGCTCGATCTTCGGGTGATCTCTATTCAAACACCAATGATGACTTCAAGGCTAAAATGAAAGGCCTTAAGAAACACTATCCAACTAAAGGTCCTAATAGAGCTTCAGGCTTAGATAATTGGTAAAATAGTTTAAATAACGGTGTACATTTACCGTGTTTTGTGTTATAATAGATATATTACAACAACAATAATACACTATGTTTAAACATGAACCGATTGATTTAGGCTATGCTGATCTAGTATCATGCACAAAGGATACTGGTAGAACCTATACAACCCCACCAAATGAACACGGTAGAAATACCTATCCATCTATCACTACAATTTTAGGCATACAGTCTAAAGAAGCTATTGAAGCTTGGAAGAAGCGAGTCGGTGAAGATGTTGCTCGCCAAATAGGTTATCGTGCTAGTACCCGCGGGACAGCCGTTCATGAAATGGCAGAGAAATATGTTAACAACGATCCTATGTGGGGTGTAGCAATGCCTAATATTCTTGCAGACTTCATGCCTATTAAACCTATCCTTGACGAGAGACTATCACTTGTATATGGACAAGAGCTTGCATTATATTCTGACCATTTAAAACTTGCTGGACGAGTAGATTGTGTTGGAGTATTTGATGGTAAGATTTCTATTATTGATTATAAGACTAGTAAGAAGACCAAGAAGTTTGAGTGGGTTAAAAATTACTTCATCCAAGAAACATTTTATGCTATTGCTTGGGAAGAGAGAACAGGTATACCTATTAAACAATTAGTTACTATTATCGCGGTGGATGATGCTGAACCTCAAGTGTTTATTGAAGATCGTGATAATTGGGATAAGGAATTAGAGAGATGCATTAAGGAGTTTCATGAACAATAAAATAGACTTATGCGCTACGTGCACTAGAGCTCATAAAGACGGTTGTCCTATATGGCCAACTCTTAGAATCACACAGGAGTGCGTTGAATATATCCCTTTGGAGATATAAAACCATATCTCTAAATAATCTGAAATTAGGCAGCTTTTACCTGTACTTTTACTCCAACTTATGGTATAATAGAACTATAAACAATAAAAAAGGAAGTAAAAAATGAAAAAGATAAAAGAGTTTAATAAAGCAACATTAGTAGAATTTCGTAACGAATTGAATGATCTATTAGCAAAATATGAAAAGAAGTCTGGTGTTGAATTGCAATCTAAAGGTATTAGGTATACATCAAATACTATTACAGTATCTGTTGAAGGTAAACTTACCGGTACACAATCTAAAGACGTTAAAGCTTTAGAATTATTTACTAAGTTTAAAGAGAATGATATCATTGATATTAATCAACTAGGTAAAGTTAAGGTTGTTGGATATAACGTTAAAGCTAAAAAATATCCATATATTGTTGAAGCAACGAATGGTAAACAATACAAATTATCACATAATCAAGTTGAAGCTAGAAGAGGTATTGCATAATGAAAAGATATTCAAATAGTTTTGTAGGTACTTTTGATCCTACTGATGAAAAGATTGCAGAGATTAGAAAGACAATATCTGTAGCCAATAAGAAAACTGGTTCTAAATTGTATGTTAAATTAGCTGGTCGTGGAATCGATCGAATCGCTAAGATGACAAAATATTACATGCAGAAAGATAATGTAGACGAAAAAAGAGCGAGTTACTTCGCAAGATACAACGCTCAATCATATATTCCAATCTCTCTTGCAACAACAGTGGACGTATACATTTATGAAAGATAATATAATTTTAGTTGACTGTGATGGAGTCCTATTAGATTGGGAACCATACTTCTTCAACTACGTTAAAGATAGACATGATTTAGAGGTGAAACACCCTAATGAATATAATGTCGGTAAAGCCTTAGATATTCTCCCCGCTGAAGGTCACCGCTTAGTTGGTCAATTCAATTCTTCTGCTCACATGGCTAACTTAGGTCCATTACGTGACGCTGTTAAATATGTACGCAAGTTATATACTGATCATGGTTATAGGTTTCATGTAATCACTAGTCAAACATCGGATGATGCTGCTAAGGAATTTCGTAAGTATAACTTAGAAACATTGTTCGGTAAGGAAGTCTTTGAAGGTATTACTATATTAGGTCAAGGCGATGATAAAGATAAAGAATTAGCTAAGTGGAAAGACTCTGGTTGTTATTGGGTGGAAGATAAGCCCACTAACATTGAGGCTGGTTATAATGTTGGACTAAGCCCTATTATGATGGCACATAATCATAATGTCGGGGAACACTTAGATATTCGTGTGCAGGATTGGAAAGAGATATATAATAAAATAACAGGAGAAGTTTAATGGAGTATTTACAATTTTTTGCGTTAGTGATTTTTATAGGTATTTTTCATATAAATATGTCTAATATGAAAAATGAAATTAGAAAAATAAGGAGAAAATGATGTTTGAATTTGCGATAGTTTTTATGGCGGTGGGTATCGGTTGGTATCTAGGTAGTCTACATACTAAATTAAAGTTGGTACAGTGATGGAATATTATTGGTTTATCACATCCGGTTTAATGCTTTTTTCATATTGGATAGGCGTCACAATTGGGTTCAATAAATTTAGAAATGAGGTGGATGATATTGTTAATGATATTGTCAATGGTATTTTAAATGATTATGAGGAGCAGTATAATGAGTCAAGCAGAAAAAGATAAGGCAAGGGCAATTTTAAAAGGTCAAGTGGCTGAGTTTTTGGCTAACGGTGGTGTCATTGAACAGGCCAGAAAAAGAGAAGATGACATTATGAATTTACCATATAGGGCCATTAAAGATGAAGATAGATTGGTGTGGAAACGTACACAGGCGCGAGTCGATGGAGTATATCAATATTTTACATAAATAGGAGAAAAATATATTATGAATATTAATGAATTGAGGGGTTGGTTAAAAGAAGGTGTGGTGGACATCACATTCACAAAGAAGGATGGCAGTGAACGCCAAGGCTTTTTTACTACTAGAGAGGATTTGGTGGCAGAAACTTCCGGTAACGGGGGTAGAGAACATGCTGATGATATGCTGGTAGTCACTGAAATGGTGGATGGAAATGCACAATGGCGTTCTTTTCACTTCGAC